ATCGCTATCCTCGCTAACAAAATGGATACAGCTCAAGAAATTCTTGACCGTATTCAAATGGCATACGAAAACCTACCGATGTGGTTACAGCAGGGTGTAGTGGCTTGGAACAAACGAAGCTTCGCTCTAGAAAATGGTGCTAAGTTTATTTGCGCACCTACCTCTAGTTCCGCGATTCGTGGTAAGTCTATTTCGGTACTATACCTCGATGAGTTCGCTCACATTCCGCCACACATTCAGCTAAAGTTCTTCACCGCTACATATCCAGTTATTTCGTCTGGTTCTAACACCAAGATTATCATTACATCCACGCCAAACGGTATGGAACTGTACTACAAGCTGTGGACTGATGCGATTAAGAAACGTAACAGCTACACAGCAGTTGACGTTCATTGGTCTGAGTATCCTGGGCGCGATGAAAATTGGAAACAAGAAACAATCAACAACACCTCTCCTGAGCAGTTCCGTCAGGAATACGAGGTCGAGTTCCTTGGTTCGAGCAATACCCTGATCTCGGCTGAATGTTTACAGCGTTTGACCTACGAAGATCCTATTTCTACTCATGGTTCTACTAGAATCTATTCGTTGCCAAACCCAGAACATCGTTATGTAATGACCGCAGACGTTGCGCGTGGTGTCGGTGGTGACTACTCTACATTTGTTGTTATAGATGTTACTGAGTTCCCATATAGGGTTGCTGCGGTCTATCGAGATAACAACGTAGAACCACAGATGTTCCCGCACTTTATTAATGAATCCCATAAGTTCTATAACTTTTGTCCCATTTTAGTTGAAACTAACGACATTGGTCAGCAAATAGCCGAGATGTTAATTACAGATTTTGAGAGCGAGGGAGTGCTAAGAATTACTCAAACTGGTCGTAAGGGTCAGGTTCTGGGTGGTGGTTTTAACAAACAATCAAGAGTTGGTCTAAAGACAACTCAAGCTACAAAGCGTGTCGGTTGTTTGAACATGAAGGCTTTGATTGAAAATAGTAAATTGATTATTAACGACTTCGATCTTTTGAGTGAACTCACTACTTTTATAAGTAAAGGGACGTCTTATGAAGCCGAGTATGGTAAGCACGACGACCTTGTTATGTGTTTGGTATTATTTGCTTGGATGACAAATCAAAATTATTTTAAGGATTTATTAGAAACCGATGTCAGAAAAAACCTAATGGAAGAACGAGAAAAAGAACTGGAAGACGACATGTTACCATTTTTCTCCGACAATGGAATGGGCTTCGATGATGAAGTTTATGTTTCTGCTTTTGACCGCGAATTATTCTTCTAAAATCGTGTTTTACTAAATATATTACAAGAGACTACAATACTTGTTTCTACTTGAAAAGGAGAAAAACCAATGGCATTCCAAGTATCACCTGGAGTTAATGTAACCGAAATCGACTTGACCACAGTCGTCCCAGCTGTAGCTACCACCGAGGGAGCTATCGCAGGTGTATTCAATTGGGGTCCAGTCGAAGAGCGCGTGTTAGTCAGTTCTGAAACGCAACTAGTTTCTAGATTTGGCAAACCAACATCAGACAACTTCGAAACATTCTTCGCCGCAGCTAACTTCTTAGCTTACGGCAACAAACTATTCGTTTCTCGCGCTGCTGATGCTACCGCATATAATGCTGGTGGTTCTGCTGGTGGCGGGTCAATTACAAATACTCAAATTAAAAATTATGATTCTTTCGTTGGTGCTTCGCTAGATGCCGACGCTACTTACTGGGCCAGGAAGCGTCAATGTTGAAGTTACAGATATTGGCTCTGGTGATTTAGACTTACTTAATGTAGGCGATCTAATCGAAATCGATCAACGTCTACTAAAAATTAAGACCAAGGGTTCTGTTACTTCTAACGCTGCTACAATTACTGTAACTGATGCATTCACTGGTGTTGCAAACGCATTCGCTAATGGTACTATCAATCGTTACTGGGAATACTATAATGACGTTTCTGTTGCCCCAGGCACTTCTGCTTTCGTAGCAAATGCTGGTGGTACTTCTGATGAACTTCATGTCCTAGTTATTGACGAAGACGGTCAGTTTACTGGAACAAAAGGTGCAATTCTTGAAAGATATGAAAATCTTTCTCGTGCAACCAACGCAAAAGGACCAGAAGGTGGATCAATTTATTACAGAGATGTAATCAATGAGTCTTCACAATACATCTATGTCGGTTCACAGCGTGCTGGTTCTTATGAAGTAGCTGCTAACACAATCGCTGCCTTCGCTAATACTGTTCCTCTAAATCTTTCTTTGGCTGGTGGTACAGATGTTACTGCTGAAGGAAGCATAGCAGTCGCTTCGTTAAGCGCAGCTTGGGATCTATTCAGAAACGCAGAAGAAGTCGATATTTCTTTAGTTATTGCTGGTAAAGCAGTCGGTGTAGATGGTGTACAAATGGCCAACTATATTATCGACAATATCGTAGAATACCGCAGAGATTGTGTGGCGTTTATTTCGCCAAGATCTGCTGACGTGGTAAATGACATAGAAGCAGCAGAAAACACTGTAGCTTTCCGTAACAATTTACGCAATTCTTCTTATGCTATTCTAGATTCAGGTTACAAGTATCAGTATGACCGCTACAACGACGTAAATCGCTACATTCCATTGAATGGTGATATCGCTGGTCTATGCGTGCGTACCGATGAAACACGCGATCCTTGGTTCTCACCAGCTGGATTCAATCGTGGTCAAGTTAAGAATATTCTAAAACTTGCTTACAACCCAGATAAAGCTAAACGCGATCTTCTTTACAAAGCTGGCGTAAACCCAGTTGTTTCTTTCCCAGGACAAGGAACTGTTCTATATGGTGACAAGACTCTATTGAGCAAGCCAAGTGCATTTGACCGCATCAACGTTCGTCGTCTATTCATCGTCCTAGAAAAAGCAATCGCTACTTCAGCAAAGTTCTCGCTATTTGAATTCAATGACGAATTTACTCGCGCGCAGTTCCGTTCGCTTGTCGAACCATTTCTGCGTGACGTTTTAGGTCGTCGCGGAATCTACGATTTCAGAGTAGTTTGTGATGTCACAAATAACACTGCTGAAGTCATTGACCGCAACGAATTCATTGGTGATATCTACATTAAACCTGCTCGCTCAATCAACTTTATCCAGTTGAACTTTGTCGCTGTACGCACTGGCGTTGAGTTCTCTGAATAGATCACAGCTGCAGTTTGATGGTGCACGTCCGTCGCTGTTTGATGTCGACATTGTCGCACCTGCTGGGGTCACAACGATCGGTAATCCTAAGTTTCGTTTTATGGCAAAAGCAGCTACTATCCCTGAATCAACCATGGGTATGATTGAAGTACCATACTTTGGTCGTAAAATTAAAGTTGCTGGCGTCAGAAGCTATGCTGATTGGCAAGTTACAATTATTAATGACGAAGATTTCTCGGTTCGTAGAACACTAGAGGCATGGCATGGTGTCATTAATAGTTCGGAAGGAAATATTCGTTCTATTTCTAATTATCGTTCTACTGCACGAGTTCAACAGTACGATAAGGGCGGTGCAGTAATTCGCTCTTACGAAATGATAAACTGCTGGCCACTTCAGATTTCCCAAATCGATTTAGCTTGGGACAATGGAGATGCTATCGAAGAATTCAGTGTAACGTGGGCATTTGACTACTGGAACGTCGTTGGTCTGAACCAAGATGAAATCGAAAGGTAAGAACTTAAAGTTCTTCAGAGGGACTACTAAATAATTGGTAGTCCCTCTTATCCTTGGAGTAAAATATAATGGCTCAGTTGTTTGGTTTTGAAATCGTAAGAAAGAAAGAAGCAGAAGAGAAGGCGCAACCTGATCGCTTAGTAACATTTGCACCCGAAATTAAAGATGACGGTGCGGTTGTTGTAGCGGAAGGTGGCGTCTTTGGCACATACCTAGATCTTGAAGGTTCAGCTCGTACTGAATCAGATCTAGTTGCCAAGTATCGTGAGATGTCACTTCAACCAGAAGTTGAATCCGCGATCGATGATATTGTAAACGAGTTCGTATCATACGACTCAGATTATAAATTAGTTGATATCAACCTAGACGATCTAGAGTATGGTAACAAAGTAAAAGATAAAATTCGCGAAGAGTTTAAGAGTATCGTTCAGTTGTTAGACTTTAACAACATGGGATATGATATTGTTCGTCGTTGGTATATTGATGGTAGACTATACTATCATGCGATTATTGACGTAGAAAATCTGCGCGAAGGAATTCAAGAAATTCGTTATATCGATCCGCGCAAGATTCGTAAAATTCGCGAGATTAAAAGAGTTCGTAGAAACTCACAAGCATCAACTGCAGGTCAGCAAGTCCATACCACAGAAACTAAACAAGAATACTACATGTATTCTGAGCGCGGTTTCTCTGGCGGTACTCGTGCTGGCGTAAGCACAACAAGTTATCAACCAGCTGCTGCTGGTTCAACTGGTATTCGTATTGCTACTGATTCTATTATCCATGTGACTTCTGGTCTGATGGATGCTTCTAATCAGATGGTTCTATCCTATCTACACAAAGCAATCAAACCACT